TGTTGGCTTGCCTGTTTCCCATACGAAGAATGGGAAGAACTGGCATCGGCTATTGGCCCCTATCCAAGACTAGCTAAACTGTTTTGGATCATGCGGGAAAGGCCACGCTCAGTTTTGGTTCCTGTACTTTCACGGAAACCCCACTCAAATGTGTGGCATATCGGAGAGGTTAAGCCTCACGTCGACGGGACTGCTTTCGGTGGTTTCGAAGAATCGATATTACACGCGCTGTTGGAAGACAGCTACGGGTTTTCGAATTGGAAGGTCGGGGCTGACCAAACGCAGGCAGGTTCAGGGGGTTCCGAACAGGTTAACTACATGCCGATGATCAATCTCGGGCTACAGATGCTGGATAACGGGGCCGATGATGACCCGAAAGCCAGAGATTTCGCCAAGGCCATAAGGTGTTTGGTGAACGCCAAAATCTCATCTGTTACCCAGGTTAGTGACTTGGAGCGTCAGTTAATCTCACGATGTCCCAACGAGCGTTTAGATGGCCAATTGACCTGTCGTTCTAAAATCCCAATCCTCCCAGTAATGGAAGTGACAAAAGCGGGGTTTTTTTACAGGTTGACTGGGCACCATTTAAGCGTGGCCATTGGAGGAAGGGACATCGTCGCCCAAGGGAAAACGTGGACACGTTTCGCCAACAACGACGGTACGCCAGACTTAATGGTGACGAACCGCGGTGACAATTTCTGGGATCACCCTGTCGGACTAAAATTAACCTTTAAGGGGTTTGTCCGACTATATCGCGGTAAATTACCAAAATGGCGTAAGATCATGGCCAGGCAGTTGGAAATGGACAGCCACACACTTGAAACATGCATAGCTTCCACGGTTTGTGACCCTTACGGGCCAGACGTGGAACCTATCATGCCCAAGGATGTACCCATCCCTGTCGAGCTGAAGATCGTCAAGACGGTCGTTGTTGAAGAAGTCCACGTTGTGGAAAAATACACAAAAGGGGTCCAACCATCACCGATGATGGCACCTGTGTCACTGCCCCCGGCACCGCCGGTTCCACAGTTGACAACAACTTCTCCTCCTACACCACCGGTTCCCCCGCCACCGCCGCCACCTTTGCAGGTGGTTCAAGTGGGTCCAATGCCGGAGACGGCTGTGGACTGGGGTGAAGAATTCCCGACGACCCGTGATTGGATTGATATGGAAGGTATCAACATAAACGGGAAGTCACTAAGGGCACGATACCGGCACACTTACCACTCGGATTGGCAAACAAAGATCGGCCAAGGCCTGTACAACAGGATGATCGCCGATCTTGACGCTGACCAGCGTAGTCTAGCGAGGGCTCAATACCCTTTTGGTCAGCCACAAAATCCTCGTGCTAAGAATGCCCTTGGGTATACTGCCCCTATGGTGTTTGGGGAAAAATTAAAATTCGAAAACGAGCCACCAAAATCCTCGATGGCCGATCAATTGAGATCCATGAAAGATAGGATCTCAAAAGGAAAAGGTAAAATGAAACAAGCCCCTCGCCCAAAAGCTGATAATGAGGGACTGGTCGGCATTGAAACCAATCCAGGGCCTATCTCACCTGTTGGTGAACTGGATTATCAGCCTCCTCGAAAGGAAGCCTTCATCGTTAACGGTACCATGTTAACGTTAAGGCACCCGGAACAGGACAAGGACCTCCGGGCCCTGTCAAATTCAGGCCCCCACGGCCTGTCGGGTGATTTCTTGGATAATTATCCGAGGCTTCCTAACGAGGTTTATTCCGAGGTGTCCACTTATTGTGCCATGATAATGGAAACAGTAAGGGACTGGGATTTCAAAGAAGGTCACATTTATGTTAGTGCCAACTTGGACTTCGATCCACCTGGACCTACGATTAACCTGATCACCGATAGTGAAGTCAGGTTGTCTCGTAGGGCAGACAATGGCATGAACATTCATGTGCCTCTTAAGGGCCTGGCCCTACGTAGCCTGCGGCTCCTTCCATTGTTCACAGTCATGCAACCAAAGATTGTGACAATCGTTAATGGAAGGAGCTCAGATTACGTAGGTGGTCTTCCTAAGCTCTTCGATTCTATCCCTTTCCCGCAAGTAAATAGTTTTTATTTTGACTTGGCCTATGCGGGCGCCTCATCCTTTCATAGTGGGCATTATGTGGGGAACCAACAGGCATTAGAATACCTTGTAAACACCTGTACCATTTATGGTGCAGAGGAATTTCTGATGTCACAAGAAACCTGGCACCATATTGCCAGCCCACGCCACGAACTTAGCCAGCTCCCGGGGGCCTTATGCCCTGGGGTAGTATTAAATCATCGCCGTTATTACTACGATTCACATGGCAAATTAATCCATGACACAAGAGGCGAAACACTAGGCATCAAGGGATTACAATCCATTCGACGGTTGTTGTATGCCAGGGGAGCTGAAAACAATTTGGATGAGCAGGTCGAATTAAGTTTCGAGTCATTCAAGAACAGCCTGGCCAACACCCTTTACAAAGGGTGGTTCATATTTACAACAACCGTGGTTGTGGTTATTTCCATATTTCTCAGGAACGTTACAGCCTCAATACAACTCAGTGTTGGAACGGTCCTGACCACGTCCGGTGTTATAGCCTTTGGGTATTGGCTAATAACAAATACCCTCTCCAAAATGGTGTTTGAACCAAATATGGGGCACCAAGTGATCCACGGCCCGAAGGAATTCCCGGAAGGGGATCCTTCGGAATATTTGTCCATTCCGACAATGGGCACCCGTGGCGATCATGTCCCTTTACGGTACTTTGGTTTCCTGGCCATGTGGCTAGGCATCAAGGTCCATATGCAAACCCTTCAAACAGCATCACACCGTGATCTGGCTGAACTCAAACAGGGTAAGTTATGGTCCTTAGTGCCAGGTTACATGGCAAACCAATTCAACCGTTACCTCGGTTTCAAAGCCATTTTCTGCCCCCACGTCGATTTGGGGTTGCCAAACGCAACGTCGTACACTATGGCCCCACCCACACGTTATATCGAACCCATTAGGTATTTAACCGATGAAAACAAATCATCAGTCCCATTAGTCAACAAAGTTGCTGACTGGTTTGCCCAGCAGTTAGCTTTGGAGTTCAGACCGGACTGGCAAATCGGTTGCCTAAAAGGCTGCAATCTGCCAAGATCCCTAGATGGTATCCGGCTCGTCGAGAAGAGGGCGAATTTTAACACAGGCAAGGTAGGATGGTTATCGGGTAGTGCAGACCCGATGACCATCCCCCTCGAGATTCGCAACTCTTATGAACGGGTGCCAGATGGGGACCATAATGAAATCTTCCGTCATTATAACGCGATATACATGACGGGAGGCGCAGGCGCGGTTCAAACCGCCATAGCATGTGGGTGCCGGCCCATCGTGTTGGATCAATCACTTGACCGGATTTATCACACGATGCCGACGCAGAAAGACTTTCACCAACCATCGGTGTTGCCCTACCTTGGTTGGCTTGTTAAAACGGGTTTTAAAATGTCGTGCCCTAAATGGTTGACCTACGTGTTTTTATTGAGTTATTACTCCACTCAATTGCACGTCATACTTCCTTTCACACTACATGTGTTATTTAGGATTGTATTGTTCACCATTTTCGGGGCAAATCATTTTTTGTTTTATGTTGCCTTATTTCTTTCTTTCCCGACCTTCATAAATAGGAACATCCGCCAATTTATTTTAAGGCGCGATTTTATGAAGATGGCGCTCGGGGCACTCTGGAAGTGGCCTGTCGTTTTAATTGCGCCTAGCTGGGTCGTAACCTGTTCCGCCCTTGTTATTTGTTACACCTGGTGGTGGCAATTAACCCAAGATGGTCTCAACATGTATACTCAACGTTTTGAGATCGTCTGGGAACCAGTAACAAGGGGAAAATTTACGTTCCCATTCCCTTGGGGTCATTGGTTGCTTAGGGCCAATGAAACCAACACCATCTATGAAGGCAAATTCGTCGACGCCCATGAAATCGGCCAACCATTCAAACTAGAACAGGTTAAGAGAGAACTGCATCCAGGCCATATTTCTTTCCCTTGCCCTTTCCATGAAATACAATTACTTAAAGGACAAGAGGAAAGGCCATACGGCCCATCCCACAACTGCACAACCGTGTTACTTCAGGGGGTGTGGCATAGATCAGCGGTCTGGTCTTTTCTCTTATTTCTAGTTATACAGGGAACCTGGTTGGTTTTAAAACCACCAAGCAGTTTTAAAACGGTGTACGACCGTCTATTCCCTGAAGCCGACTATACAAAGACCTGGGTTTACCAGGCAATGGGATTCGCGGGCGCAGGTGACATCCCTCTTGAACACGCAGAAGAACCCGCCCGAGACGAACCACCTTCACCGGCGGACAACCCGGAGTCTGTTGTCGAGCCTGGCGCCACCTTGATACCTGCTCAGGATAAGGAACTGGTGTACTACACCAGCGAACAGAGTGAATCTGACGCCATGGATGCCTTGATCGATGGCCTCCAGTTCCTATCAAGAGAAATGGAAGAAGACGATGCAGTCGAAGTCATAACATCTGCGTACGAAAAGATGTTATTGGACCCCGACAATAAAATACCTATGCCTTTCAGACTCGAAGTGCCAAAATGGCGCCCCAGTAAATGGGACGACGTTGTTGATATGTTTTACGCTGGGTTACGTGAGGTTGCTGACTCACGCCTA